CCCATTTATAGTGACAAATGTCACCTCCGAAACTAGAGGTTTAAATCTCTAGGAGAACATCATTTCTATAAGCGTAGACCCTACGCTTACCGAATTGGTGCTTACCAACACCCCTTAAAGAAAGGAGCCCCTTATAGGGAGAATCGACCACTACACCCTTGCGGATTGTGTTCGAGAAGAGCGCATGATTATCAGCTTTTATTTTCTTAGAGCTGAAAATCACAGCCCACAGCCTGAAGATACCATTCTGGTCATGCCTAAACTTTTCGTTTAAGCAAAAACCGGTGTCACCTTCAAGCCAATGGGGCTGTCGCGGCGCGGTTAAGCGCGTACCTTTACGTTGACTAAACGGCATACACAACGAACCAGCTTGATATAGTATATCAAGAATGATTCGAAAGCGTGTGTCGAGATGATCACCACGAATGCACCATCGGAAGATCCGATTGTGCATTCTGATGATTTCGTAAAGATCATTGGGCAGTTTCTTCTGAAAGATTGGACTTACGTCTTTTCCTTCGAAGAAATGCTTACCACAACTTTCATAAAAGGGGCCAGAAACGAAAGTCTTATCGACGTTGGTTTCAAACCCACAATACGAAAGTACAGTGATAAGCCTGCTCGCATGCATACTAGCGACAATGATATCGTCGCCGTATACAGCAATCGCGGACTCTTCGTCATTTGCTTCAGACCTAACGACTGCCCAGCAAAGGGCGTAAAAGATAAGACTCTCAAGCTCGAAAGTAAAACCGTTCCCCATACTGGAGAACATTTCGAGCCGGATTATCTCGCCGTTTATGTCGGTAGAGTGAGTTCTTAAATCATTAAGAACGTCAAACCAGTCTGATGGGAGGAGCAAACGAACCAGTTCTGTCGACACGGAATTACTAGCATTTGCTAGATCTATCGTGGCCAGACCTTCTTCAAAGGCCCTAGAAGCCAGGAATTGATTTCTTGACTGGTCATCAAGGTTAATTCCGCAACGTTGCAATCTACGACGTATCATCTTACCAACCCCTTTCTGAAGAAAGAGGTTCATGGTAGGTTGAATCGAGATAGATCGACGCGCATTCCATTTCTTGTCGACGGTCGTAAAACGATCGTGTTCAGTAACGTGGAATTCGCCCGGAAGAAGAGTGCACTGCTCGGCTTGAAGGCCAAGTCGTGCTGACACAAAATTAGTGTCATATCTCAAGTATGCCAAAGCATACCTAAGTGCTCTTCCAGTAACGCTAAGCTGAGGTTCAAGGATCTTTTTGTCCAGGGTAGCGACCCTACTATTCAAAGTAGAAGTAGCTCCCGGTCCCCAATCAACACCTTCGGCAAACTCATTCAAATTAAATGAGTCTTTCGACGGCCTGCCGTAACCCAAAATAGAGGAGATTTTACGCCGGGCATCAGAAATGATGCCTTCAACGCCGCTAAAAGCGGATCCTCTACGTAAGTTACGGTTAACTGTCGATAGCCGAAGCTCAGTTTCCTTAAACTGAGCGATGCATTTGTTCGTGAGCTCCTCTTTGTCTTGCGACAAATTGAGCTTCGAGAGAAAACATTTAATCATGTAATCATCTCGGAACGCATCTGGTGTCGAATACTCTCGAAAGTTAGGGAAAGCAACATCATGGATGCTAGCAAACCCATTTTCGCGCAGCGATTTTTCTACTGCGTTAGAGTAATCGGATCCGACTTTCCTACACATCATCGCAAAAGCAGTGATGTGTAAAGTACTTGAGTTTTTCATAGGTACTTTCTAGGCAATTTGCTCTAGTTGGAGCTTACACGCTAGGCTTGGAAGCCTTAGGCGTAAGAAGGTTGCAAAGCGTCGACGTTGAACACGGCCATCGCATGACCAAGCAAGTTCAGAGAGAGCACGCGAGTGTCTTTCCGTTCTTGCCAGGTACTGCGTTCGGCCAGGTTGTATTCGACGCGAACCTTCTCGACGTAAGCAAGGGTCGGAGGAGGCAGGATGCCAGCACTGTTGTTGCCAAGGGTTTCCAAGGTGGGAACCCAAAGCACGTAGACAATGCGAGACGAGCCGGTCAGCTGTTTGTCAGGAGCGAGAACTCGCGACTGAGTGTAGCTGATCCGCTTGGCAGCCATAGGAGTGGCAGGGGCAGGAGTGGTTTGTTCAAACCACAAAACGCCCTTGTCGTCCTTGCCGATAGGGGAGAAAGTGTGTGCGACCGGTGTGGCCGCACCATCGTTGATAACGATGGCAGATGCTTGGGGCATTTATTGCTCCATTCAATGCGCAGTGCGCGTTAGGGTCAATGACGGATTCTCTTAACAATCAACTGATGAAACAGTGCGATTGCGTCGAGCTGATGTTTCCAACCGAAGCGCACCTTAACGGTGACTCCAGACGGCGTCGGCAGCGTTAAAACGCGTTGACGTTCCTTGCCTACTCGTCTAACAGACGAGCTTGCGTCGATTTTATCGAGACGCCCACCAGTCGGCCCACCTACAGGTGAGTAACTGAACGGGACATACTCGTTATACGACTGCAAGACAGTGTAGTTTTCGACATACGAGGTAGTCTTATAACCTGCGACAAAGTCTTTTTCAAAGAGGGCTGCGTTCTCCCATAAGGAGAGGTAACCACCAATGTCAACGACCCAGTCCAGCACAAAGCTGAGAGTCATAAGCTCGTAAGCTATACCTAGAGGATTCAAAGATGTCCAGTCGGATATCTTCGGTCCTCCCGGAAGACTGAATACAAAACCGTATTCGACCCTGTAGTTGGAGCTATAACCGGCAAGCCAGTTTTTGAAGCCCGCATCCGCAGGGAGGTCCACGATCTCATACTGCTGCTTCACACCACTGCGCCCTTTAACCAAGATCGTTTTCTCAGAGAGATCACGATTCAAGTTATCGGCGGCATCGTAAATAGAAGACACAAGCGGTGTCCAACCGTAGCGTACTTCTAACCACTTCCCGTTGACGTAATCAAGGCGCCGTTGGTACTGATCGGGTCCTTTTGGGATCCGCTTGTACTTTTTGTGCTTGATAACGTTAGAGACGAAGTTGAGGATGAATCTCTTCAGATTCAGTACGGACTTTACCATTTTCACGGTTTGTCCGCCCTCAGCCATGTCAACAATGAGGTTATTATTTCCTCGGAGTTGATCATAGACCTTCGCTAAGGCGGTATTTTCTACTCTGGTCCAGTCTGGACTAGTGTAAACCATACCAACGAGTGTAGAGCCTTGACCGAGATACGGACCGCTCTCATTCACGAACGACCACTGCCCATAGGCAACGGTAATAAGTGAACGAGTACGACTACCGTAACCGGACTTGACAATGTCGAACTTAATGGGGTTCGGAATCTTACGATTCGAATTACCGTTTACGAGACCATCATAGACTACAGCTTTGTGAAAGTACTTAGGAGTAGACAGTTGGGAACTGTCCGACCCTAAAGCACCCACAGAAGTCACAGTTTGAAGTCCGTAAATAGTTTCCGTTACGTTCTGCATAGCTACTCTCAACCTAAAAGTGTCGGGGGCTGGAAGAGCCCAGGTCTGCTCTTTTGAGCAAACAGCTACCAAGGTAGCTAGAGATCCC